TTTATTTTATTTATTTATTTATTTTATTTATATTATATATATAGAATTATAAATATTGTACATTTCTTGAATTTAAATTAATTATTTTTATTTTATTTTTATAAATATGGAGGAAATAGGATTTAAACATTAATTACTATATATAACTATAAATGCTTACCTACCATATATGGGGTTCTTCAAATAGAAGTAAAAAATACGATGTATATGATAATAATGATAAAAAACTCTTAAGCTTTGGGGCTACTGGTTATTCTGATTTTCCAACTCATCAAGACGAAGCCAGAAAAGAAAGGTACCTTAAACGCCATCAGAAAGAAGATTGGATTGATTTAAATAAAGCTGGTGCGTGGGCTAGGTTTATACTTTGGAATAAGTCCACCATGCATGAATCTATATTAGATATGGAACATAGATTTAAGATTAAAATTATTACTCATTAATTATTTTTTGGCAAACTTGGACATATTAACTCTTTTACGAGCTGTTTTAGGCTCTTCTTTAATTGCCTTTGTTGGGTCATGTTGAAAAATAAAATCTTCTCCATTGACTTGTAATTTTAGAATAGCTCCATCATGAACTATTCCAATAACTTCGGCACTGTGAATATCTTTAGTAGGTTTGGCTTTTATAGTTTTAAGTTTCTTGACCTTTGTCATAATAGGCTCAACTTTAACTTCTTCTTCTACAATAGGCTTTACCTCCTTTAAATTCTCTTCAACTAATGTGTCGACAATCTTCTTCATTGCTTTCTTATAAGTACGTTTAGGTTTTTCAATTACTGGTTCAATTACTGGTTCAATTACTGGTTCAAAAATTTCTTCTTTTTCCATTGCATTACATACCGTATCTATAAGACCAGTACATTCTTTAATTTCAGTTTTATCTTTTTTGCGTTGATAATATTCACGAGCTTTATTTCTTTTATATTCGAGGAATTCTGGGTCTTTTCCTTTACGTTGTTGATAATACAATTTACGACGTTCATTTACTTTATCCTTATTAGCTACTCTGTATTTTTGTGTTGCTCGCTTTTGGGCATCAGTATAAGAACTATAAATAATAGTTGGTTTGATTTCTACTTCAGTATTCATTTATATAATTATATATAGTCCTATCTTTAAACTCCTTTATATATATTACGACTTACATTTGTTTGACGTTTACAGGTATTTTAAAAGCATCAATACCGCCTTTTTCCGATTCCTTAGATATGGAATCAATTGGCTTTATAACATCTATTTGTTTGCGTAATGCGGGGTCTGCACTTTGAAAGAACTGTTTTAATATAAATTCATTCTTTTTAAAATCTACTTCAATATTTAAATCATCAAAGAACTCAAGAAATTGACCTACATCATCGTATATGTGACCTGAGCGATGTTTAGAAGCATTTATAAAATGAGCCATGGCGAGACAATAAAATCCACAGGCATTGTTCATTAAACTTTGTATATCTTTCTTAGTATGAACTAAATGCTTATCGGGACATAATTGTTTAACTGCCTTCTTTACATTCTCGGGTGGACTAACACCGTAAGGGTCGAAGTACAATGGACATATTTCATCATTGGCACATTTTCCAACCTCAAGCATTACCCAATGAGTTCCAGGATTTAACTGACCTGATTCATCAACTGAATCTTCCATATTTATAATATAGACTTTGTTAAATTCTAATTTAGGTATCTCATCTTTAAAACATACCCCTCCTAATGGAACTTGCATTCTTTTAGCTAAGTCTTTTATTTGTGTATCTGTTAATGACATTGTATTATAATATATTATATGGTGTATATGTTTATATCAATTTAATATAATCCCTGACCATGCATAGAATAACCATGAGGAGCATGCATAGACTGATTAAACAATTGATATTGTACTGGTAAGAAATGTCCCATTTGCCAATTTGCACTAAATGGCTGAGATACCATAGCAGGCGGGCAATATTCAACCATTCCACCACCACGACCAACTATAGAATGAGCACCCTGAGAATGATGCATACCATGACCCATTAAACCATAACCCCTAGAGCGTGGAGCGTCTGGGTCTGAATCATGCATAGTTCCCGCTTTACGTGCTTCACGAGCCATTATATGTTCATGTGCCAAATGTGCCGAATGGTCGCGAGCTTCTGCCCCTGCATAACCTGCCTTTATTCTATTACCATAAGTATGAAGTCCTTTACCCCATACTTTGACATCATGTACTGGTTCATCTCCAACACCACAGCCTAAACCCATTCCCCTACCTGCATATACACCAAGGCCTAATTTATCCTTAGCTGTACCTAATCCTACTTCTTTTAACGCAGTTAATGCTCCTTGTTTCGACTGATATTTTTGCGGGTCATCAATATAATCACCGGCAAGCTGTCCCAATCTAGGTCCAACTATTGGGATTCGATTCATTAAACCAGCAATAGCCGTTTTTACAAATGGTTTAGCTACTTGTCCTAATGGGTCAGTAATTCGATTAAGTCCAGTTTTCTTTAGAATGTTATCAAATGCATTCCCAAATATTCCTTTACCTTCCATTTCTGGATGTTGTGAATGTTCTCTATTAGCGTCAATCTCCTCGCCAGATAATTGAACCTGAGCACCTTTTCCTTTATTAAATGCTCGTGATACTAAATGATATGTTGCAGGATGAACAATTAAATTACATCCAGTTCCTTTTTTTATTCTTACTCTTCGTCCTTTTCTAAGACTTCTTAATTGAGTTGGCGATGCATCAATAGTGAGTTTTTCCATTATTATATAATGTAATATAGCGTAATCTTTAAACTTAATAATAAAGTTTAATGATTGTAATAAATAATGATGTATTTAAACACGAGCTCCCGTAATTGTGTCAATAGAAATCTCAGTTCCATATTCAATGAAACAAACATAATCCATTGCACGAGAAGAAAGATTAGTTCCGAGAATCTGGATGGATTTAGGAACACTTTGTTCAACTGGTAACATGCGTTCAATATTGACATAGTAATAACAATATTTAAGGTCGAATTCCATCTTGCCAATAAGACCGCTTGTAATACCGTCAGTCATACCACCATTAACGGCATTTTGTCCATAAAGTTGGTTATTGAATTGTTCGAATCCATACTTCTGGAGATTGTAGATAGCATTTTGACCAGATACTTGAACATTGAAGTTAGTAATATGAGACAATGGAGAAGTTGTACCGCATCCAGCACAATCAAAAGGCGATGTGTAGACAGGGTAGCCAGATGTAAAGCCGGTATTAGTCGACAGTGATACGGCAGCGGAACCGACAAAGCCACTCGCTGCAGCAGGAGTGAAAGTGGATGTAGCTCCACTTGTTGCACTCGAGGAAAAGAATGGAAGAATGAGAACAGATTTAACATTATTAATGCCGTTAGTAAGCAAGTTATTAAATGTATTTCCAGTTGGAACACCTAAAACTTGGTATTGATAAATATCGGAATATTTAATCTGTTTAACAGGACTAGAGAGATAAGCCTGTTCAAATGTAGGGTTAAATGTATATGCGGGAATATACAAGTAGATTGAACGAGACAAAGGCGATGATGTAAGTGCAGCGTTAGGCAAGTTCAGAATTTGAGGGTCTAAACAAGACGCACCAACTGAAAGATTAACACGCCATCCAGTAACGATACTTGTAAGTCCTGCTCCGTTTGCGTTAATTGTAGGTGTAGCTCCAGCAGCGAGGAGAAGATTGGCTCCTCCGTTATTTCCTTGATTTGAACCAATCATAAGCATATTAGAACCACCTAACGCACTTGATACGTTTGAACACAATAAAGCTTTAGTTGCGGGAATTACTGCTCCAGCTCCTGCAGCGGTTACTGTAGCACCTGCAACAATTGAACATGAAACGTTATTCAAGTTCATTGTCATCTTCATGAAAACACCTTTAAGAAGTGGAATCATATTGAAGAAAGAATGAACATGTTTAAGGTAGATAGTAGCAACAATTGCATATTGTATAACTCCAGGGGTGGCATTTGTAGCTGGTGTAACCTGGGCTTGTTTCTTGATAATATAACCTTTCCAAAGAGCATTAAGAGCAAGTGTACCAGTTGACGCAACACTTGCAGCGGGATAACCTCCTTGAAGAAGAGAGCCATAAGTTGCACCAACTGAAGGATTAACAACTGTATTAACTGCACCGCTTGCAACTCCAAGAGTATCGAAGGTAAGATATTTAAGACGTTCATTGAAACCAATATTACCATGACCACTTCTAAAATGTTGAAATTCAGTCGATGGCAAAACATTAGTAAAAGAGTTAGTGTTATTACATGAACCAGTACCGGGATATGTCATAACCAATGCTTGAGTAGCTGGAGGAGCTTGGGCAGCCCGAACCAATGCACTTGTCGCACCATCGCCAGCACTGCCTTGGTCTGGTTGGTAGAATTCGAATGCTTGAGCATCATCAGGATAGAAACCAATAATAGCACCTTGAGTAATAAGGTCATTATAGGATAGAGAAGTAACAAGTTTGAATGAATTCCACATATTGACAAATGGGGTTTGTTGAATAATTGTTGAGCCGTTATAATCGACTGTAAAAGAATGAATAATATTACCATACCAATTTTTAAGACCTACGGCCATATCTGAAGAAGTATCTGGATTAGTTGGGTTAAATATAACTGCTGCATTGCCTGCAGCGGTACAGTTAACATATTCAGTGTTAATATTAGTAGCCATTGTGACTATGAAAGGGACTGAGAAATAAGATTCTCTATAAGACATATATTTATTAGAGTTAGATAACTGAGAAGTATCAAGAACCGACTGATTAGCGGTATAATTCTGGTTTTGGTTATCAAGGATGTTAATCCAATCTTTACGTACGAAGACGGAAGGCGAACCTTCGACTTCTTGAGCTAAATCATAAACTAGTTTATCACACATATTATATAAGTTAATATGTGTAAGTATTTAAATCAATTTCAAATTACATAGTGATGTTTTTTCTAACCGACCTATGAGCAGATGGTTCTAACTCTAATTTTGAAATTTTTGAACTCAATTTTTCAAGCCCTTTGCCTGTAAGATGGGGTTTAGAATCTTTATAAGGATTTCTACCTGTTTGATGAATATAATCGTCTATGTCCATGTAAGATGAAGCAGAACCTGCACCACCTTTTTGGAGTAATAGCGACCCGTTGCCTTTTCCTATACTGTGATGATGACCTCCTTTCATTACTTGGCTTCTAAAGGGTAAAGTGTGGAAACGTACTATATTATGCATATTATAGATTATTATATCATCATATCTTTAAGTTTTTGTTTAATACGGATGTTTCTATATTTAATTAAATTCTTCATCATACTTTCGACTATATTTAATTTTTGATTAATGACAATTGTATTCTTTAATTCTTTATCATTTTTATATTCTAGTAGTATAGCGGTTTTTTCAATTTGTAAATCATCATATAATTTGTTTATATAAGTATCAGTAAGAGTTTCCATTATATATATTATTATATTTATTTATTTATATTTATTTATTATATATATAGAATTATACAAAAATATAATATATTAAATATTGTATATATCTTAAAAATAAAAAAAAAATTAAATAAAAATTTAATTAAATATGGAGGAAATAGCCTTAACTAGATTGTACATCGATTCTATCCCTAATAGCTAATAGAATGGTCATATTAGGGTCTTGAATTATTAAACGATTACCATTAGTTCCTTTAAGTTGTAATCTTAGCTCATTATATGTTCCATCAATAAGCCTATTCCACATAAAATTAGGAGGCTGTACGTCTATTTGAGCCCCTATTACTACAGAAGGAGACAATGAATAAATTACTGATGTTGGCTGAGAATAAGGATTGTTAATATTTGAGATATTAAATAATACATTTGAATTAGGCTGTACTTGTGGAGCTACATTGGATAAATATGATAAAGTACCAAGTCCATTTTTAGCTACGTAATTAAAATTTACACCAGCATTAACTGGAGGAACATAAGCGTTTCCTAAATTTGGATTTGAAATAAAATTAGAACTATATCCGACTATTTGATTAAAATTTAATGGAAATGATACTTGAGAATTTTGAGCTACAGCAGGCCAGCCTGGAAAACCTGCTGGTATTGTTGCTCCTGCTGGTAGAGCTATAGGAATTAGATAAGTATTCAATTGTATAGCGTATCGATTAGGATTAACTAATAATTCAAAAGGATAAAAATTAACACCTGCTATAGTCCAATAATGAGAGTTTTGAATAGCTACAAATTGAATGTAATTATTAATATCTACAATTTCATAAAGACCATCTGGAATGGTAATTGTATAAGTTGTAGTTACTGCTCCAGCTGTCCAAGTATATGTAAATTTATTGTTATTGGCTGTTATAAGAATATTGAACCACGAATAAAACATTGAAATTGAAGTTACCGCTATGTATTTATCTTTGAATGTAACTGAGTTAGGGAACTTGTAAACTAATTCACTATTAAGCCCATCGGGGGTTATGTTATTTTGATTTAAAACGACAACGAACATTTATTATATTACTGTATATAATCATATGTTTATATTAGTTGCCCATAGGGGATTAGATGACGGATTAATTATTTAATCTGTTGGCTATATCTTTATATAATTATACTTTAGTTGTACGATAAGTATTAGAACCAATTGATTTACATAAACCCGTTGAATGTTTTCTATATGTATGAGGGTCATTAATTCCCATTCCTAAAGCTCCCATAAAACTCCCTGCTTCTTCCATCATACCGGTTCCCATTGGTCTTATTCTCCCTAATGCTGGTCTATCTACTGGAGGAGCAGATGGAGGAGCTGGAGCAGTTGGAGCAGTTGATGCTGGAGGGAGTCTATTTTTCAACATGGATGAAAAACTACCAAATTTATCATTTGCTCTTTCTTCATTCTTTGCTCTTTGTGCACGTTCTGCATCGCCCGCTCTCATCCTTTCCTTTGCTCTATTCTTTCTATCATTTTGAATATGCCATTCTGCTATGTTAGCCTCGGCTTCTGTTCTTGAAACATCGTCTAATCCTCTTACATGCTCTGATAATCCTCTTCCTTGTCCGGCTTCATAAGAAGTATATCTTCCTCCTGTTTTTGGTTCTATCATCGAACCTCTAGTTTCATAATTAGTATGATACTTTGAAGGTGGAGATTTATATTCATCATCTGTAGCATTACTAAAAAACCCCTCTCCTAGAATATGTTTACGTATTAATTGTTTACCTACATCTTTCGCTACCATACTCAATAAACCATTGCCTTTAATATGATGTGAATGTAGATTAATGGGTACTTGTGAACCTCCAAAATAATGAGGCGGTTGCTGGCTTTTCATTTGATTTTTTAAATAATCTTCTGTACCATGAATAATAGCTGGCCATGCGTTATAAATTCCTGCTGTTGACATATTATATAGTTAAATATAGCTATGATTTTATATAAGTTATAATCTAAGTTCTAGAGTCCAAGCTCTAGCAATTCTTCTAGGATTTCTTGAACTTGATTTTTAGGAAGTATTCCTTGTTTAGATAGTTTAAGAACTAATAGCTTGAATTTAGAAATAACTTCTTTAGAATTATTACCTGCCATAATCTCACCTTTAAGAACATTGAATTGATGGGCATCTTGTTCTTCCTTATCCTTAGATGGTGTTGGAATTGAAAGTTTATCAAATATATCCGATTCTTGGGTTACCTTATGTAAGTATTGTTTCTCGTCATCTGTAAGTTTATTAAGGTCATCATAAGATGGCATACCACCACCAATGATTTTTTTCATTATTGAACCAAGATGAGGAGAAATCATTCTAGCAGGTATGGTTTTAATAGATGAACCCTTATCACGTCTAAGAGAAATAATATTATTATTAAGCTTTTTAGTATTAATCAAATATTTACCAAATCTAATATAAGAGGGTGATGGTTGTATGCCTTGACTCGTATCAACTACTCCACCAAGTCCATGGCCATGCATTCCACGAGAATTGATTTTTTTCCAATCATTTTTAATCCATTTTGATGCAACATTATAAATAGGAGTTGAAATATGTTTTCGAACAAAATCTTTAAAACCGTGTCCTGTAACTGAAGTATATTTTTTAATTATTGCTTTCATTGAAGTATAAGCAGTTTTTAATAATCTCGGGTCTTCGCTTTTAAACCCACGTTGAATAATTCCTCTTAATCTGGTAAGTTCTAATCTATCAGGTGGAGCGATAATAGAATCCATATTTTCACGGTCATATAATTCTTTTAATGCGTCAAGTTTAGCTCCATAATATTGCATTGGTGAATCAAAATCTTGACTTGATGTAATTGCTCTTGGCGGTGGAACATATCCTTCATTTGAAGAAGGTTTATTTTGTTGTCTTCCTTTATGTGTCATTTTTGGTTCTTTAGGTAGAAATCTATATTGTCCTGATGTTATAGCTTCATCGCCAAGAGCTGGATTTTGTAAATCTACAGATGGCATATTAGCTCGGTCTCCCATTCTTAGCAATTCGTAAGGATTGCGTCTTGATGTAGGAGCTATATAACCAGGTTGAGAAAGAGCTGTAGAACTAGATGTAACTGTAGGTACTGATGCTCTGGGCTTTCTTGTATCTCTTGATGGTTTAGTAATTTGTTGTTGAACTTGTGGAACATATTCATCTGTAATAGGAAAAACTCTTTTTTGAGGAGCAGGAATAAGAGATTTTTTAGATGGAGGAAGGCCAGTTTTACTTCTTCGCGTAGCAAGCATACCTCTCATATATGGGTCATCTTCATATGGGTTAGTAAGCATATAATTTCTCCATACATCATCAGTAATTGCTGGAACTGGTTGTCCAGGATTTAACAATGAATGAAATTCTGGAAATGCTCTTTGTCCTTCAGGAAGTAGAGTTCGTCTTCCAGGAACTACAGTTGGATGTAATTGACTTACAGGGGCATATTCTCCTGGATTTCCAGTAATCGGGAATCTTCTTTGCATAGGTACCATAGCCGAACCATATGGGTCTTCGTCATCATCATATCGGTCATCATCACCATCATCATAATAATCAGGGTCAGGGTGTCCAGCTGGTGGAGCTGGTGGAGGTGGTGGATAATCAGAGCCAGTAAATGCTGGATTTTCAGCATGTGCTGGCTGAGCTGTAAATCCATGTAAATCACTCATCATTCGATTAAATATATCTAATATATTTCTTAAAGTACCATCATCTAAATTAAGCTGGTCTAATATAGCTAATAAAATAGTATTGACTTTATTTAGCTGTGTTTTTCCTGCTTGTATGTAAGCATCATCCAATGCAGATTTTCCCAATATCTTTAAAATATCTAAAGCCTTTGTAAATTGTTCAAGTTGTAATTCAATAAGGTCAAGATTTGGAATATTATGATTAATAAAATCTATATACATATGATATCTATCAGCTTCTGCGTCATAAGTAGCATCGCCTTCTTTGTCAATTAGCATACGTTCATATTGGGATAATTCAGTCGGGTCATTTGGTAGTATTTTACCTATAAGAACTAATTTTTTAACTATTTTATTTATCAAATCATGCATTTGTTTTGCTTCGTCATAGAACTCATGAAGTCTAAGCCATCCTAACACTTCGGTAAAAATTAAATTTTTTGTTGCTAAAACATGAGCAGTAATACGGCTTATTTGTTCATGTCTAGCTGATAAACGCTGAGCTAAAGAACCAGTATTTGAAGAACCCATCCTACTCATAAATGATTTAGTTGAAGATGTGTCTTTATTTCGGTCTGAATAGTATTTAGCCATAAAGGAAACAAATTGTTCGGCATCATTCGCATCTCCTTTAATCCCATACTTATAAAGTTTTTTAAGATTTGCAACAATATCGGGAGCTCGTTGAGCGGTATATATCAATAATTCACCATTTACATTTAAAGGGCTTTGAATAAGACGATTAACGATTTCAAGGGCGAATTGTGGATTAGCCACTACTTCTAAATCTTTAATTAGATTTATTTTTAATTTTTCAGTATCTAATAGTATGTCAGTAACTGAACGGGTATCTTTCATTTCTGTTGAAGGTGGGAGTTGTCCTGTTAGTTTATAAATTCTATTTGCTTCCTCATTGCCTTTATTAATATCTATCTGTAAAGCCAAGTTATTTAAATATTCCTGTTTTGATTTTATAACATCAGATGGTTTTTTTACTGTTCTACTAGTCATTAAATATATACTATAATATGTTTAATCCTTTAAATTAGTTCAACTATTTACCGCAAGTAATAGCAAATGTTGAATAATCTGCTGTAGGGGTAAATATCTTTTCATTGCAGATTTTATGAAATTCTTCTTTAATTTCGTCTGGCGACATGGTATTCATGATTTCATCCATATTGTTAATAATTGTCATTTTATCGACTTTATTAAATACTGAAGGATTATCAAGAGGTTGTTTATTTGCTTTTACAAGGGCGAGGACTTTAACCATTGTTATATATTGATGACGTTGTCTAAGTTGTAAAGCTTCCTCGTCTTCTTGTTTTTCAAGTTCCTCTTCTTCTTGTTTTAATAGAACATCTGGCTTTATTGTTCCTTCTAACATTTTAATTTCATATTCGGAAGGCTCAACGTACGGGACATTTTCAATTGTTTCAAGTTTGGTTTGTTCTCCGTAAATAGAAATCTTTTTAGATTCAAAAGCTGTATGCGGTATGATAATATCCATGCTCTCTTCTTTATCACTAGGTACATAATCCGACACATTAATATCGTCGGCTTCACTAGAAGAATGAGAGTCATAATTAGTAAAGGTTGCATTTAAATCTGTCTGTGATAGAATCTTATCCATTATATTATTTATATATTTTATTATTTTTAAATTATTATATTTATTAATTTAGTATATATATAGAAATATTAAATATTGTACATTTCTTTAATTTTTATTTTTATTTATTTTTATTTTTTTAAATATTGGAGGAAATATCATTAACTATAGACTTTTTATTTAATTTGCTTAGAACTGAATCTACATCAAAAATATAATCTTTAATACATTTACAAGCCTTATTACTATTAAGAGGTGGATTGAGAATATTTAATATCGTTTGTTCTTCTATTAGTCTACTTTCCTTTGTTTCAAAGCTAGCCTTATATAACAATTCAAGTTCAAACATATCCCAGCCTCCTTTTTCTCTTATATACTGGTATAGTTTAGTCCAGTACAATTTAGACCTTTTATTAGTAGCATTCTTTTTATGGTGAGATTTTCGACTTGAAAGCTTATATGTTGAACCTATATAAAATTGTGTTGGGTCTGATTTAAGGAAGATTTTATAAAAACTGGCTTCTGATATATTGGTCATATGGTTATATATTTATATAATGCTTTTCTTTTAGATTCTAATGAACCACGAGTTTTAATATTTCTCGGTGTCATTTTCTTCACTGCTTTAACTTCCCTTTTAACTCTTGTCTTAGTTGCTCTACCTTGTTTAGCAGTTATCTTTTTCCCTTTAATTTCTTCATCTGAAATTTGTTTAAATAATCCTTTTAAATCTCTTATATCTGATGTTTTAATATTATGGAATAAAGGATTAGTTGACTTTATTTTAGATTCTGAAAATCTAGGGGTTTGAATAGGTCTAGAGCTAGTTTGAGGTTGCATAAAATCATGTGTGAGTTCTCCACCTCTCATATCCCAAGTATCAGCTTTATCTTCTGTTTCTTTTGGTCTTCTTGAATTTGTTTTTAAACCACTACCATATGACCATGTATTAGGAGTATTAATTCCCTCGCCTGTTTTATTTTTTTTACCATAAGCATTATGACTATTTAAATCTATATGTACTAATTCACCTCCTCTGGCTCTAATTGAATGAATACTATCAATACGAATACCTTCGCCGTGAATAGAATTAGAATCATTTTTCATTATATAAGTTATTATAAGTTCTATTCCTTTAGGTAATCTATGAGTAGTATATTTTAAAAACCCATCTGTTCTTAATTGTTCGGGGTCTCTTTGTCTAAATCTTAATCGGTTTAATTTCCTATCTACTTTTGAGCTAATATAACCATTTTCATTTAACCATTTGCGGGCTGTGGCAACTGTCCATTGTTTATTATCAAATGAAATAGATTGAACTATATGAGTTTCTCTACGACTTTTTCTAATTCCAGTTCCTTTTATAATTTCATTCATTTTACCTCCTAAATCAGTTGCAGCGTTTGCTACCTTAACTAAAGCAGGGCTTAAAGTAGCTAGTTCAGAAGTATCTTGTTTTACAAATGTCGTTAAAGCTGGAGTATCTAAACTAGAACCTTTTAAAAGAGCCATTTGGTAATCTTGACAATTGTTTCCAAAAGCCCGATAGCTAAAAGTATTAGAACCAAGGACTTTTTGCCCTCCGTTTAGTAAATCTGTTAATGTTAAATCCTTATTGATTGGTACATTCATATTCTCTTGTTTAGAATGAGCGGTTATAGTTGTTGAAACGTTTATTACATCGGCTTTTTCAATCTGAATTCTTGTTCCATCCTCGAGGGTTACTACCATTCTTAAATGAAATAAAGAATCATAAGGCAGTTCATCAAGTTTCTTTTGAAATGCTCCAAATGTTAAACCATTGAATATTTTATTAATAAAGCTTTGTATTGGTTGTCTGATAATAACCATATCTTTAATTTTTTTACTTCCATGAGCTTCTATTACTTTACGAGCTGAAGGAGGGTAATTATCGCGACCGTTAAGAACTGTATTAGCATATGAAACAACTTTTTGAAGTGGTTTAATATTAAGCTTGTCTGCTATCTTACCAGTTGTCTTTAATACTGGATTTAATAGTTTTTTAAAAAAAGGCATTTGATTATATAATATAATATAATTAAAATTTTATAAGGGTTCTTCATTATCAAGTAAAACTTTATGAATCGTATTTAATGCTTTAATATGTTTCTTACTTTTATTATGTCTATATTTATGATGGTAGGTATAATGACCATTACATAATTGACAATTAATTTTTTCCGTTAATATAGTAGGATGTTTAGATTTAAAAGTTTGATAATATTTAGCTCTTTTTTCTTTATTTTCTAATTCTTCTAATTCTCTTGACATTGTCATATTATAATTATATATATACTCAAATCTTTAAACCTTTTTACTTTATATTTTTTAAAATATTACTTTATATTAGACCATAAAGATTTCATTTTTTGTTCTTCTTCATATTCTTTAAAACATTTATTATACCACCATTCTTTATAATTAAATATATAATCAAATGGTAATTCTTTTTCTCTTTCTTCTAATGTATATTTTTTATGTTTTTCATTATGAAATCTTATAGTATATTCTTTTATATGTTTACTGCATACAGGACATAAAGGATAAGAATCTATTATTTTCATTCTTTTTAATTTAAAATCTGTTTTTTTATCCATCTTATAATATATATATATATACTCAAATCTTTAAACCTTTTTATTAAAATGTAGGGTTAGCCTAAAAATGTAGGGTTAAACTAAACTTTTCTTTTTTAGATAAGAAAGATAATCCTTATGCGTAAGTTTACTTCTAACCCTACATTTTCCCCCAACCCTACATTTTTAAAAAAATAATATATTAAACATCTATCTAACTAACTCTCACTATATAATTTATATATTATTTATAAAAATAATAATAAATAAAAAGGCTTAAAGATTTGTCTATTATATATATTATAAGCAGTATGACCCAAATAGTAGAATTTGTAGAAAATCAAAAATTAAAATTTGTGGCTTTTAATCCAATATTTACTAATATAGGGTCTGATGTTAAAAAATCTTATCCTTCATTATTAAAAGATTGGAATAAAAAAACATTTTCAAGTTTACATAAACATTATTTAACGACTTTTAAAAATGAAAAATTCCTCCTTATAAACTGTACTAATGAATTTATAATTTTTGATACTGATACTAAAGAAGACTATATTAAATTAGTAACCATATTAAAAGAACTAGATTTATATAATAGTACAACTATAACTAAATCCGCCAGAGGCGATGTTTACTCATATAAAAGGCATTTTTGGTTTGCAGTAGAACAAGATGAATTTTCAGAAATGAAAAAACATAAATTCGGCGATATGGAAGTATTTATTGGCTCAAATTGTTCTATAGCTGAAAGAATTGAATCGACTTTAGAAGAACTTAATATATTATCTTATGATATGTACTGTGAAATTAAAAATCAATTTATTCCTTTATTAGAATATGAAGAGGAAAAAGAGGAAGAAGTAAAACCAGTAATCAATAAGAAACAATCCTCAATTAAACCACTATACGACAATGACCCAAATTTATTAATTCTAATGGATTGTATGGCTCCAAAAAGATTTATAAATTATAATGAATGGATATCTATATATTGGACTTTTTTAAACGAAAATTACGATATGGAATTATTTGAACAATATAGTAAAAAACATTATCCCAATTATAATAAAGAAAATAATGATAAAATTCTCAAAGGTTCTAGTCCATGTAAAGGCTTCAAGATAGCTACTTTATACCATTATGTAAAACAAGATAATCCTAAGGTATTTAATGAATTACAAAAAACTAGAACTGATTTTTGGAAAATTTTTGAAGACCTTAAACAACACAATGAACCAGCTAAACTTTATTATTCTATGTTTCCCAATAAATATGTAAAATCTGAACGTACTGGATGGTATGAATATGATAATAATAATATTCTTCATAATAGTCAATCTAAAGTCCCTAGTTCATTACATAATCATGTATCGGATACACTACAAACACTTATTAAGGAACAATTAACATATATTGATATATCGCATAAAGACTATGCAAAATATGCTAAGATGGGTAAATCTGCATATGACAAATGTGGACAATCACCTTTTATAAATTTTGTTCTTAATTTTTTACCTCAATTATATACAATAAAAAATATCGATGATTTAATGGATTCTAATGTAGATTTATTCGCTTTCAATAATATGTTATATGATAATACAATTAAAGATTTCAGACCTATTAAACCAAATGATTATATTACTAAAACAACTAAATACGATATTAATATTAAATCAAATCCAGTTATTAAATTAAAACTTCAAACATTATTTCGTGATATGTTTAAAACAAAAGAAATGAGCAATTATAACCTAATGTCAATAGTTGCCTCTATGTTTGGAAATAAAGAAGAATCATTCTATATTAATAGTGGTACAGGTGGTAACGGTAAAGGTGTTATATCAAATATAATTGAAAAAGCATTTGGTAATTATTTTTATAGTGGTGGTAATACGTTCCTTACATCCCCACCGCTTCCTGAAAGTTCGCCAAATCCAACCCTTTATTCATTAAAAGGAATACGATATTTCTTAACAACTGAACCCGAATCATGTTCAGAAACTAAGTTCAATATGGGCGTAGTTAAAAAGATTAGCGGTAACGATTCTATAACATGTAGAACATTATATGAAAAAGATAATATTACTTATCAATGTCAATTTACCCCATTTGTTCAATGTAATACAAAGCCAAAATTAGATAAAATTGAAAATTCAATTAAACGCAGATTTAAAATAATAGATTTTCCTTTTAATTTCGTAGACAAAGAAATTCAAGAATGTAAATCTAATGAAAAGCCTGGAGACAATACAATAAAAACAATTACGATAACACAGCCTTATATAAATGAATTTATGCTTATATTATTAGAAATCAATAAAACAAGACCAAATAAAATAAAAGTTCCTAAAGAGGTACTTAACGAGGTTGATGAGTATTTAAACGCCAATAACTTTATTAAATTATTCCTTGATGAAAATTATGAAATAACTGGCAACGATAAAGATAAAATAAATTCAAAGACATTATTTGAACATTATAATACATGTGGACAATTTCAACCAGTATCAAATGTTAAATTTAGCGAAATGATGAATTCTAATAATATAAAAAAGAAAAGGACAGAACAAGGGTTTGTTTATTTAGGTATAAAATCCTTATTTGTACTTGATGAAGAATTTTAATTCCGTTTATTTAATCAAAAGCTCCTACCTGGGCTACTTGGCTTAACTTCATCATTACTATTATTATCAGATGTATCCCCATGTTCAATTCTTATTTGTTCTATATCGACTTCTGCCTTGGTATCCCTATGACTTTTAAAACAGCCCCAAAAACAGCTTATAACATCACACTTATAACGCGATGCACATATTTTAATTGTGTATTTAATCAATCCTATTGTAACGGTTGTTATGGCTAACCAAAAGACACTATCGCCCATTATATTCCCTGTTGCACTCATTATATATTATATAATTATTGTTTACTTTTTAATTCATTGATTTCAGTTCTTAAATCTTTTACTAATAAAGTTAATTCCTGTATTGCTTTTATCATTGGACTTATGAATTCATTATAATTAAGAAATTGTTGAGAATCAGGATTTTTTACATCAGCTAAAGACCACATAGCCCCATCAATACCTTCTTCATCCAATACTTTTTTAACATCTTGAGTAATCAATCCATAACGTTCACGTACTCCGCCATTATCAACAATTACATTACCTTCAAGTACATCAGGGGAACTTATGAATTTATAAGAAACTGGATTCAATTTATTAATAAATCCTAAACCTAAATTAGTTGGTTTAATATCTTTCTTTAATCTTCCATCAGATACAGCAGGATAAGAAACAGACCTAACGTTCTTCCAATATAAAGAAGCTGTTCCACAATCATAAGTATTAGCAGGATTTGAAGCCAGAGATGAACCTGAACAATAAACAAGTCCTGATGACGAATTAATAAATAGAGCAATATCATTTTGAGTTATAAATGTACTTAATCCACTATTAGAAATCAAGTTTATTGAAGCTTGTTGTATACTGCTTCCAGCAGTTATTTTTATTTGGGGAAAGTTTCCTCGTAGATTCAATAAAGATGACCCTGTCGTATCTGTTCCCATATGCATATTATTTGAACTATCTATATAAGGAGCATTTACTGTTGGATTTGCACTTAATAATAAACGATTAAATGTAGTTCCTGATAAATTATTTACTCTCAATACTGCATCACCTGCTAAGCTATTAAGTGCAAAATTACCAGCATTCTTAACCATGGTTAAATCTAAATATTGGCGTGTAGTTGTTGATGTAGCGAAATTATTATATAGCGATAGACAGGGTACATTACCAGAACTTGAACCAGCATCTACAAATATAGTTGAATTAGCTCCATTCGTAGTTGTAATATGAATAGGATATGATGCTTTACCAGTTCCTAACATCAGGAATCCATTCCCGCTCAAATTCATTTTTGATGATGGAGTAATGGAACTCGTCGGTGTAGTTTTAAAATGCATAGCGGTTTCATGGTCAGATGCACTCCATACACTAGATGCTAATAATTCAAGTCCTCCAGCTGTAACTGGACTAGTGGCCACTCCATCAAATCCAGCAAAATTCAATGAGCCTAATGAATCGTTAACGATTGCTCCTGTAGTTTTATTAGCACATATTCGAATAATAGGTTTCGATAAAGTAGGAGCAGTGACAACCTTATCTAAAAAATCAAGGATTCCCGTTTTAGTAGTTATAGTCCCGTTTAGTGTTACTGTATCAGAATATAAAGCCATATCATCACTTCCTGTTAAATCAATGACATTAGAACGGAAACTTAATTTTCCATCAGTAGCACTACTAGTTAGTAGAACGTAATTACCAATCATTCCAACCTCCCCGTAATTTTGTATATATGCTTTATTAACTATACCATCATTGGCAGCACTTATTTGAAGACAATTACCCGTATTATTTTTACATATAAATGAACTTGTCATAGAATTAACATCACCATAAAAGTTAGTATTATAATTATAAAAGTTACAATCACTACTAACTCCGTTTACTGTAAATCCAGCGTTAAAACTAGATAATTGATTAAATGTTGAGGTTCCTGAAACTGTTATTCCTTGTAAATTCTCATCTCCTTGAGCATTGGGATATCTTAGATACTTTCCATTTGCTTTAGTTACTGTTAAAAAATCATTCGGGTCTTCAAATAGAGTTGTATCAAATATAGGTACGTCTTCAGTTGGTGGAAAATATTGAGCCATTGTTATATATAAATTATATACCCAATACTTTATAAAGATTTACTTTCTAATACAATAATTCGTTCCATTAATATTTTATTCATTTCTGTTAATTCTTGTATTGTCTTTGACAATTCCTGAATTGCTTTTATCATCGGGCTTATTAGTTCAGAATATCTCATTGATTGTTGTGAATCTGAATCATCTTTATTAGCCAACATCCATAAACCAGCATCAATGCCTTCTTCATCGAGAGTCTTTTTGACATCTTGGGCAATTAATCCAAAATGTTCCCTTACACCTGGATTATTAATAATTTCACCATCTACTACGTCATTTGATTCCTTCCATTTATAAGAAACTGGTTTTAGTTTATTAATAAAATTCAAGCCCAAAGGAACTGTTTTAATTTCTGTCTTTAGTCTTTCATCTGATATAGCAATATAAGGATTTAATCCTCGTACATTTTTCCAATATTCGGTTGCAGTTCCACAATCATTAGTAGCGGTTGTTACAGATGCAAGATTAAAGTTTTGAAATGTTAGCGTGCTGGCCGCGCGAGTTGAAAAGAATATTAAATCTCCTAAACCACTTGTAACCATACCAATTCTATCACTCACGTTATTAGGCGGATGAAGACGAATATAACCTCCATATACAGATGGTGAATTAACTCCTCTAATATCTATACAAGGAGTATTAACTGTATAAGGAGCTATATTTAAAGGTGATGTGCCTATAGCAGTTGTGGCCTCATCACCCAATCTCATATAATTATTTACATCAATTAAAGGGCATGCAGTGACAGAATTACCACCTAATAATAAACGATTAGTAGTAGTACCTACTGCATTACCTATTCTTACTACTCCATCACCTGGCAAGGAATTAGAAACAAAATTTCCAGCATTTTTAACCATTAACATTTCTAAATTTTGTCTTGTAGTTGGTGTTGTAGCTAAATTATTATGTATAGATATTATAGGTTGATTAATACTAGATGAACCACCGTCAACCATTATCATTGGTGAAGAGCCATTAACAGTTGAAATATGCAAAGGATAAGATGCTACGGCCGTAGCGGTTCCTATTCTTAAAAATCCTCCTGGGTTTAATGTCATTGCACTCCTTGCTAGGGTAGTATTTGTATTTGTTGTAAAGAATTGTAAATATGAACTGTGGTTAGTTGTCCCCCAATTTGAAGCAGTTGAGCAAACTATACCACCCGCACTAACTGGAGATGCGAGCGAATTATCATAACCCGCAAATTGTAATTGTCCTATTGTATCTCCAGAGACCACGCTCGATTTATTAGTACATATGCGAAGAATAGGATTAGATACAGTAGGAGATACTGTAATAGGTTCTTGAAAATCGAATACGCCGTTTTTTGTTGTTATAGTGGGATTATTACTAAATGAATTTACTCTTAATATCATTGCATCTGCTACTGGCGTTACAGGGTCAATCAATCCAAAATATGAGTTGCCATCACCTGCTATTTTCCATATACCAGTCATTTCAGCTCTACAGCCACTACTAAGGGTTAAATTAATTTTATTAGTATCAGGTGTTCCTAAGTTATTGCCAATTGTTAAAACTGGATTAAATGAAGTATTCATCCATTTCGTTGAATATGTTGGCATTGTTTGAGTAGACATATAATGTATCATTGGGTATGTTGTACTGTAAGCGTTCCATTGTAAAAAACCGCTATTTCTAGTTATATTTAATCCATTACCTCCTGTAGGTCTTGCAATAGTTAAATTTGTACCTTGAAATGTAGCATCATTATTAAATGTTGATGTACCATTAGCTATTATAGCTCCGTCAAATGTAGATGTACCATTAACCTCAAATGTAGTATTGCATAATGTAGCCCCATTGGCTGTTAAAGTATTATTAAATACAGCAGTTCCGCTTACTGAGATTCCCTGTAAATTCTCATCTCCTTGAGCATTAGGATATTTTAAATATCGTTTATCTGCTTTACTTATAGTTAAAGAATCATTCGGGTCTTCAAATAAATTAGTATCAAATATAGGGACATTTTCTATAGGTGGAGGATATTGAGCCATTGTTATATTATATTATATTCGTAAAGCTTTATAAAGTTTTATGTATACCATATAATATATATAAATGAATTCTAATCTTAGAACTCTTGAAAAGAGTCGTAAACCTAAACTTCCACAAACTGGAGAAATTATAAATTTCTATGAGCATATCCCTAAAAAGTATATTGAGAAATCAGAAAATCCTAATGAATCAGTCCATAATATTAAATTACCCTTCCGCATGTGTATTGTAGCCCCTAGTGGGTCAGGTAAAACTAATTTCCTTTTAAATTTAATTAAAGTATTCTCCCAAGGTAAAGGAACATTTGCAGATATAACAATAGTTACTATGAACAAGGATGAACCATTATATAATTATCTAGCTGGAGAATATGACCAAATTAAAATAGTTGAGGGGATGCATTCAACTCCTAAGTTAGATGACTTTGATAAAAAATATGAACATCTAGTCGTATGGGATGATTTAGTATTATCTAAAGATTTAAAGCCAGTAGAAAACTATTATATAAGAGCGCGTAAGATGCATGTTTCAGTTGTTTTCCTTTCTCAAACATATTATGATATTCCTAAAAATGTACGTAAGAATTCCTCTTATCTGGTTCTTTTAAATCTCGGAGGGTCTAAACGTGAACAGACGGCTATATTAAATGAATGGTCATCTGATTTATCAAAGGAAGAGTTAAACTATATTTATAATGATGCTACAGCTGTTGAATTAAGACCTTTGATTATAGAAGGTGGTAAATCTGCAAAAAATAGGAAATATAGAAAAGGATGGAATGATTTTTATAATCCAAAAGAATTCTGTAAGGATATGCCTATAGTTAATAAAAGAACAGGTAAAAGAATAATTATGAAGCCTATTGAATATAGTTCTAGTGATAGTGATAGTTCAGACTATTAAAATATTAGTAAAATGTATTTCCTCCATATTTTTAAAAAATATAATATTTTATTTTATTTTATTTTAAGAAATGTATAAATATTAAAAATAATAAATATTGTATATAATTATAATATTTTTTTTATTATTTTTTAATATATACTTTAGCTTGTAATATACTAGAACCCATCATTTTCATATCATCACTTAATGAATCCATTTTATTAATTGTATCTTTATGTTTATCAGTTAAATAAGTATGTCTAAGGGCATTTATGGCTATCTTTTGACCAAATATTTTATTTAATCTCTGATTGAGTTTAACATTAGTCATCTGATTCTCATTACCATCAAATAATAAATATTGACTGGGATTTACATGAAACCATTTTGTCAATATTCTTTTTAGAGTTATAGGGATTTGTACTATTTGTAATCCCTTCTTATCTGAACCTTTATAAGACCTAAAGTATAATTTATTACCTTTCAAATAATTACAATTATCACTATCGCATTTAATTCTAAAATCGCAATAATCCTTTGCTCTACGTGGTGGGATGTATTCCCCGCTTAATAGACATAGAATTATATAATCTTGAATATGTTGTAGTTCCACGCCATCGGGTTTATCTATCTCATGTTTATTATACATTGAATCATGTAAATATTTATAAGCTCGATTAGCTTTCAATTTATATTTATTTAATAGTTCAATTATTTGTTCTTTTGTAGCCCAGTTTTTCGCCTGGGTTTCCGTCTTTTCTTGTTTATCAGTTTCTTCCCTATATTCTTTAATATCGTCTAACATATCATTTTTATAAACATCTAGTTTAGTTAATACATACAAAGCTGATAAAATTGTTTTACGGCTACCTATAGGCTTATCTTTTAAATAATTAATTATTAATTTAGAATTCAAAAAATCTTTCATTTTTGGCACTCGTTCATCAGGGTATAATCCGAAATGTAAATTATGGAGAATAGAATTATAAGTTACGAGCGATGATTCGCTTAAATCTGGACGATTTTGTTTTAGTATAGATTTTATTTCCATGTGTATATTAAGATATCTCTTAATGTTTAGATTAATTCTATTTTAAAAAAATATAAAATAACAATGATTATATATTATATAATGGATTTACAAAAACGCAATGAAGTCGAACAAGCTAAAGCGATGAAACATAACTGGGGAACTACAAATCCTCATCTTCAATCAGTATTACAATCAGTAGCAGATGATTTAGATGATGAAGAAGAGAAACAAAAAGTTCTTCGTGATGCTGGTGGTGAATTTTCCAGAGGATTAAAACTAAATGAAGAATATAAAAAAATTTTAAGTAAGTTAACACTTAAAGAAAGAAAAGGGATTGAAGGAGCTTTTAAAATTTATACAGATACACATGATGATATACGCGATATCAATCATTATGTGGAATTATTGACTAAGACGATGCAACAAAACATTGATGAAAAAGATAAAGCAAGGGAAACATTAGAAAAAGAATTATTAGAAGAAGAAGAAAAGGAAAAAGAATCAAAGAAAAAGACTTCTAAAACTAAAAAGCCTTCTACAGTTACTAAACCAGTTGGTGGAGGAGGTTCTGCTTCTGTTATTGTTCAAGTATCCGCTGTATCTACACCGAAGCCTAGTAAAGGAGAATTTGAAATTTTAAATGACGAAGTACAGCAGTTTATAAAAGACTTAAGTTCGAAAAAAATAGAAAATTTAACTTCGATGAAAGGTAAAATAGCCTCAATATTTGAAAAATTAAACCCAGCTCAAAAAGCTCAATTACAAATAGCAAATGAACGCATTAATGGAAAAATTATGAGCTTACAAAAATCAAAATGTGTATCTGATGAAAAAATAATTGAAGATACAATGAAACAAGCTGGAGGGTCTAATGGTAAAAAATTTGAAGCATATCTTATAAATAAAACAATTCAAACTTTAACAGTAGATGATGGTTTTAAAGTTCTTTACGATAAAAGAGGAATTATGAATAATGAAAGTCATCCTGATTTACAAGTCGTAGCAACTGGACAATCTTATAGTTTAGCCGAAGCTTCAATGTACGATTTCTCAACTCCTACTCATGATATAGAACTTAAATTTTATCTCGAATTTAGCGATGATGAACCTTTACCAATCCCTATAACTAAATTTTTAGGCAGTACTATTTTTAAACCTTACTTTAGGGTTGTAAGTGGTAAAGTAAAGCTTTATAATATTTGGTGTGAACAACTAAAAGATTGGGTTAATAAAGAATTTGATAAAGAGATATTATTCGTTATTATGACTAAAAAAGGTCTTGTATCTTATAACTATACCGATGATTTGACAATAAGCATGAATTCCAGCGGGTGGCGTAAAACCCCATTTGATATTCAATTTAATTCTGAAGGAAAAGTAGATAGAGAAGGCGATGAATTATTACGTGTTAATACGTCTAGTTATAAAGATAAAGTTCATAGATTTGGAGACGATGATAAAACATGTTTTATGTTACCAGTCGACAAATTAAAAAATTGTTATATAAAGAAATAAAAATTAAATATCTATATGGCTCATTCACATATTATTATTTACAGTAATGTTAAACCTATAATAACTAAGAAACGAATTAAAGTAAAAAAAATGTCTGTAGAAGATGCCAAAAAATTAGATGCGAGAATAAATAAAGAATCGCCATTAGATTAATTGATTTTCTTTAAAAACTTGATTATATACATGATTATATAATGATGAGATTTAAAAGTAATGACCCTCCATTTGGACAGGGTGGGTTAGGTTACAAACCAAGATACAATCAACGTTTTATAACTGGTGGTGGTGGTGAATTAGACGATGATAAAACATTATTAATGATAACTCCTCCTAAATCGGCATTAAAAAAAAGCAAAATAAATATTGTAGATGATGAGGATGATAAAGCTATTCAAGAATTGGCTACACACGTAGGAAATCCTATGGTACATAATTTACATCAAGGTTTAAGAGACCTTCAATTGACTCCAAAACCACGATTTAATCAAATAGTTGATATAAAATTAGTTCCAAAGGCTATTAGTTATCCAAAGGCTATTGTTCCAACTAGAGGAAGAACATTTCTTCCTGTAAAACCACAAAGAACGGGTACTCCTGCTCCTAGAAAAAGAACATATAAAGATATGTTATATGAAAGAATTGATGATTATAAATACGATACTACAAAAGATAAACTCTTTTCTTATGCTAGTAAAGTTTTAAAAGAGTTAGTTGATACCGATATAATTTCTAATAAAAATCAACTTGAAGAGGCATTAGATACATTTGAAAAAGAAAATGTTTTAGCTGTACGCAATCTATTTAAAAAAAAGGATTCTGTATATAAAGCTCCTATTAGGGTTAAAATTAAAAAACTTGAAGGTAAAACATCTTTCTTTAAATTTGACCCGAAATATAGTAAATTTAAAAATGATTTAATGTTATGTAAAGAAAACCCTTATGATAATATAATGGGAGTAGTTTTTGATTTAAAAGAAAACTTTAAATATTGTTATTTTAAAAAGTCTGATATGATTAAATTGAAAAAACTTTTATATTATAACGATGGAACATATTCGGCAGGAAAGGAATTTGAAGCTCATTGTTTAGAAGATGAAGAAATAAAAAAAGCTATTTATGAAACCTTATCTAAAAGTAAATATGACAATACTTTAGTTAAATTTTATAATATGGATAATTATTTAACATTACCGAATGGCAAAGTAATAGATGGAATAAATTTACAATTTTTTGTATTTGATGGAATGATAAGAAATGGTTTTAAATGTGGTCTTGAATTTAAAAAGTATAATGAAGAAGCGTATGCTAGCCCTGTTAAAAAAAGTACAGTAGGTTATAAAGAAAGTTTCAATGTGCTTAAACATATAAGTCATGATATTCCAATAAAGAAAAGAGATATAAAACGTAAAATGACAGGTTTGGCTTTGTCGACCAAGTTATTTAATAAATGGTTTAATTATTACTTTTTTATTAAATTGAAAAGTTTACCTAAAGATGAGAGAAATGAAAAGTATGATGATATGATGAATTCTGATGGAACATTAGATAAATATTGTTTAATAAAAAGATATTATAAAGATGCTCCTTATAAAGGTATATCTGTCAAATTTACAAAATTTGAAGTATTAAATGCATTTGAAAAAAGACAGGGTGAAGATAGTATAATTACATTATCAGAAGGTGGAGCAAATGATGAAAAAGGGAAAGACTATATGATGAAAAAAGGAAATGATGGACGAGTAGTTAAACAATTAGTTGTATATGATGATAAAGGACAAATATATGATATTGAAAAAGGAATTAATGGAGAACGTTATTCAGATGCTTTTTATAAAAAGATGTTTCCTGAAATAAAATATAAAGGTGGTAAAACTAAACCTCTTTTATATGATATGTGTTGTGTAATTGGTTTAGCAGATTGTCTTCTAGTATGCAATATTAGTCAAAAAATAAGAGATGGAGATATCGACCAACACGTTTTTAATTCTCTTAGATTAGCTGATAGTGCTTACGGCGGAGTAAGTGATAGCGATAGTTATAAAATACCTATTGAATGGTTTACAACTGTAAAACTTCCAATATAAAATCATAATCATTTATAAAGATATAGTGATATAATATTATATAATGAGAACCCAGGCAGAAATTCTTAAAGAGAGAGCAAGGCAAAAAAGATTAGCTTCAACTTCAACTAGAAATGATATTCCACAAAGACAACGACCAAAGAAACCAGAATTTAAAAATGAAAATGAAGAAATGCAATGGATACAAAATGAGGATAATAAAGATACTTTACATGCAGTGAAAGAGTATTCAAAACTTTTAAAACAACATGGTATAAAAACCAAAAAAGAAAAGAAACCTATGACTAAAACAGAACTTATAAAGTCAATCCCACACGATACTTATAATGAAAAACATGTTCATAAGATAGTTGAATTAATCCGTGATGGAACTATTACAGATATTGAACAATTCCCTACTCCGAGTAAAACAGGTAAAAAAGTATCTCTTGAATTTATAAAAAAGAAACAACCAGAACCAGAAAGCGAGAGTGATGAATCTGAAAGCGATGTAGAAGAACCACCAGTTCCACCAGTTAAAAAAGGATTTGAAGGTACATTTACTAAATTTGGAAATCTCGATAGTTTTTCAAAAGATATGTTAGTTAAAGTACTTGAACGTAGAACTAAGATTGACCCTAAAGTACGAGCAAGTATAAGGAACGCAATTAAGAATAACAAATGTCAATCTCCTGAACAATTTGATAATTATAAACTAAAGGAGAAAAAAGCCCCACCTCCAAAGGCTCCTAAGAAGGAAAAGCCAACTGAGCCATATTATGGACTTCCTCCAGTACCTCCTAAAAAACATCAGGCTTCAATGTTAGAGTCTGCTAAAGCTAAGAAGATTAATTATTGGGGTTTGAAGCAAGCCGACCCAAAGGTTATTGAATCTGTAAATGAAAAGCCTAAGGAGAAGAAGGGAGAAGTTATGGTTAAGATGGCAGGCTTAAAAGGTCAATTGACTAGATTGAAGAAAGAATACGAACAAGCTAAAACAACAGATGAAAAACAAGCTAAAATGGCCGAACATGATTCTAAACGACAAGAACTATTAATATTGAATGAGAAGTATCAAAAGATGACTTAATCCTATTTCCTCCATATTTATAAAAATAAAATAAAAATAATTAATTTAAATTCAAGAAATGTACAATATTTATAATTCTATATATATAGTATAAATAAAATAAATAAATAAATAAAATAAAATAAAAAGGGAGGGAGGGGAGGGGA